TGGTGACCCGGGTCCCATCCCGATGGACCAGCCGTTCATAGTGGGTGGGGTGGAGATGATGTATCCCGGTGACCCCAACGGAACACCCGCCGAGTTCTGCAATTGCAGATGTGCATTGCTGCCCTACGACCCGGCGTGGGCGATGTTGGACACGGTGGTGGGTGAGGCGGTGGGTGGGCCTGTCTCGGGTGCGGTGACGCCGACGCTTGAGCCGGGGCAAACGTTCCCAAAGGATTGGTCGGCGGCTCAGATTCGGGAGTACATAGTGAACTATGGTGTGCCGGGTGCTGCGGCGATGACGAGTGCGCTGGAGGCTGAGCTGGCGGTGGCGACGGACAAAGAGAAGGCGATTTTTGAGGTGCTGAAGGGGATGAAGGATATTCCCAATGACGACGAGAACAAGGCGGCTCTGCTGGCGGTGTTGAGTGGGGCGATGGGTGAGGCTGCCGCCAAGCGTGGCGAGTTGGATAGGGTGGTGACGAGTGGGGCAGATGGGAAGGAGTTGTCTCGGGCGGAGGCGCTTGCGCTGTTTGTCTTGGATAGGAGTGAGCGCCAAACGTGGAGAGTGAAGTGGGACAAAAAGAACCCGTTCACCACCGCTGACAGGAAGACGATTACCAGTGCCAGGAGATGGATTGAGTCGGTGACGAGTTACGATTCGACCAGGGCGGCGGTCGTGAGTGTGACGGCTGTTGCCCATAGCTCAAAAAGGCGAGCGAGCTATGATGGGCGTGGCTTTATGAACCTTGCGAAGGGGACGAAGGAGTTGAGTGTGGTGCACGAGTTGGCCCACGCGCTGGAATTCTCAGACACAAAAACAGTTGAGAAGGAGAGAGTGTTCTGGGAGAGTCGGACGCAGGGAGAGGCAGAAGGCCCCATTGGTAGGCAATACGCCTCTAGCGAGAGAGGGAAGGTTGATGAGTTCCTGACCCGCTATGCTGGGCGGGTATATCGCAACCCGCAGGGCAAGTACCTGGGTGGAGAGTTGATCAGTATGGGAGTGCAGTTGCTGTGGGAGGACCCAGTGGGGTTCGCCAAGAAAGATCCGGGCCATTTTGAGTTCACAGTCGAGGTGATGAGGGGGCAGTGATATGGTCGCAAGGGTACAGGTGACTTCGAGCTTGATTGCCACGGTGGATGATGGTGTGTGGGACGTGCCGGGTGAGGAGTGGATGGAGGAGGTCTTTGAGGACATCGTGGATATGGTGGACGAGTGGAGTGCGGGCGACCCCAACCCGGACTACGACCGGGCGATGATGGTGGTGAACGAACTCGGATTGACTCTGCTGGACTTTGGAGAGGCGGAGTACGAAGAGGGGTTGATCTATTGAGAGGGACACTTATGAACAGAGCAGAGTACGAGGGGATGGTGTGTGGGCTGGATGCCAGCCTCCAAGCGTGGGACTTGCCCGTGGATGTGGTGTGGGACCTGGAGGGGTGGGAGGCGTTTGTCGCCAGGAACGCGATTGTCGGCGACGATGGGGACGGCCTGTTCCGGGTGAGGTGGAAGAGTGAGGTGGAAGAGGGGTGGGTGAGTGGGAGCTTGATCTTCAACCCCGCTATCTTGATGGACGCCGGGCCCAAGTGGATGTCCGACGCGCTGACAGATATGGTGTTGGGGAACCTGGAGAAGGAGTTACCCATCCAAGACAAAGAGCCGTGGATTGAGGAGTGAGGGATGGACAAGTGGGTGCAAGGCGGTAACATGTGGGTGAGGTGCTTGGATGGGCGCCCGCTCAATCTGAACAGTGGAGAGGGAGCCGACGTCTTTCTGGGGTTGTGTGAGACGGTGCAGGAACTGGAAGCGCGGCTACATAGGAGGGAGGTGCGTGCCAGCAAAAAGCGAAAGCCCCGAGCTGAAGAGGGTCCGGACGAGACAAGGGATCGAGGACGTGAGGCTCGACGCGCTAAAGCTCGCGCGCAGGCTGCAAGCACTCCCGAGTAACAGGATGCACGTCGTGGTCACGTTCCGGGTGGCTGGTACGACGTTCGCTTGTGTGCTGTCTGGTGATGGGGTGAAGATAGAAAGAGTCGGCTGACCCCACTTGCGCCGCAACAAAGATTGTGATATAATAGATATGTAGTCCTAGGACTCGCGCTACTAAACCCACGGCCTGGGGTAGGTAGGGCGGACACGGGGCGGTTTCTGTCGAAGAGAGACGCCAAGCGCTTCTCGGTGGCAGAGTGACCGCCCCGTTTTTTTGTTCCCTGGGAAATTGGGTGTGGAAGATGTGTTGACAAAAACCCTACCCAAAATCAAGCTCGATTCGGCTAAGCGGCTCCTGGGAGGAATCAGAACGATGTCCTGTGAGACTGATATGGTGTCTGGCGATATCTGAGATCTGGAAATGTTAACGAACTTTGGGGACGACCCAAAAAGGACGCCCAAAATGCCCGAAATGGACCCATGTTTCAAGTGTGGTGAGCATATGGAGGTGGTTGTGATTCCCCAGCATGGGAAGTACGCCACCAAGAGGCTGTGCATCAAGTGTTGGATGGAGGTTGCGAGAGAAGCGCAAACGAGTGCCGGGCCGAGTGAAAAGAAGTGAGCCCGCTGGAGGGATAGAGTATGGAGCACAAGACTTTCAAGACAGCGTGGAAGAATGTCGTCGATGGTGATGAGGGGATTGTGGAGCACATTATCACCGTCTTCGGGATTCTGGACCTCGGCGGGGACATTTCTCACATGGGTTCGTTTACCAAGACGCTGCAGGAGAGGGAGAAGAACGTGCGTGTGTTGGACCAGCACAACACCTTCTCCATTATGAGCGCGATTGGCGTTCCCCTGGAGATTCGGGAGATTGGGCGCGACGAGTTGCCCGAGCAGATTCAGAAGGAGTATCCGGAGGCCACGGGTGGGGTGAAGGCGACGACGCAGTATCTGCTGGACACCCCAGAGGGCGCAGGTGCGTTCGCCAGGATCAAGGCGGGTGCGATTGGGGAGTACAGCTACGGCTATGACCCTATTGTCTCCGATTGGGAGAACGTGAAGTCGGACGACGGTGAAGAGCGACAAGTTCGCAACCTGCGGGAGATTCGTTTGTGGGAGTACAGCCCGGTCTTGTGGGGCATGAACCAAGCCACGATGACAACGGGTGTGAAGGAAGATGAGCCAGGGGGCGTTGTAGAGCCGGAGCCAGAAGTCGAGCCGGAAGAGAAGGAAGAGGCCCCAGGTGAGGAAGTGGTGGAGGAAGAAGCGTCTGAGACTCCTGCCGAGCAGGAACCAGAAGGGAAGGTCGGGCGTGCGCTGAGCGCGGTGAACGAGCAAAGGATTCGCGCGGCGCTGAACGAGTTGACCACCTTGCTTGATGGTATCTACTCACAAGAGGGCGAGGACGATGAAGAAGAGGCACCTCCAAAGGAGGCCGCCGTGGGAGAAGAGGCGAGCGAGGACGTGATTGAGGAAGAGGTGGCCGGGCCGGAGATTCCACCCACCGCCGACGATGAAGAAGAGAAAGAGAAGGAGCGATTGCTACAGTTGCTCGCGGTGGAGGATCTTGAGTTGGACATGATGGAGGTGTGACGATGGATTGGAAGGAAAAGATTGCCAAGGCAAAGGAACTGAACGCGCAGGTTCGCGCGATTCTGGAGAACCCGGAAGCGACGGCGGAAGACAAGGCCAAGGTCGGCCCGATGATGGAGGATGCCAAGGCCCTGAAGTCTGAGGGCGTGATGCTCCAAGAGATCGAGATGGATGCCAAGGGTCTTGAGACTGTGATGGAAGAGGTGGAGAAGGAGACCAAGAAGATCCCGTCCGGTGTTGAGGGCGCAAGCTATAAGACCCTGGGCGAGATGCTGACCAGCATCCGAGCGTGGGCGAAGTTCAACCAGCGTGACGCCCGCCTGAAGTGGTACGACGACGAGAGCGGACGCACAATCGAGGCCAAGGACTTGGTGGAGGCGATTGGGGCAAGCGGTGGGTTCTTGGTTCCGACCGAGTTCATCGCCACCCTATATGCCGCCCTGCAGGAACGCAGCTTCGTGCGCCAGCGCGCGACCATCATCCCGATGCGTCGCCGACAGGTCGCCATCCCGGTGCTTGACCAGACCGGAACGACTGCCGATGTCCCGCATTGGTTTGGGGGCATGACGTTCTACTGGGCGGAAGAGGGCACGGAAAAGACCGAAACAGACCCGGCCTTTCGCAAGATCGATCTCGTGGCCCACAAGTTGATCGGCTACACCCGCGCATCCGACGAGTTGGTGGAAGATAGCGCCATTTCCCTGGAGGCGTTCTTGATGGGTGAGTTGGGATTCCTGGGTGGGGCAAACTGGATGGAAGAGTACGCATTCATCCAGGGCACGGGCGCAGGGCAGCCCCTGGGTGTCATCAACGCTGGCGCAACCATCACGGTACCGCGCGCGGCTGACAACGCGGTGAGCTACGCCGACCTGTGTGATATGGTGGAGAACTTTATGCCCAACGGCAATGGCGTGTGGATCATCAGCCAGTCGTTGTTGAGCGAATTGCTCCAGCTGAACGGCCCAACGGGGAACCCAAGCTATATCTGGGGCAACGCGATCACGGGCCAGCCAGCGACCTTGCTGGGGTACCCGGTGATTTTCTCCGAGAAGAACCCCCGCATTGGTGAGCCTGGGGATGTGATCTTGGCGGATTGGAAGTACTATCTGCTGGGAGACCGCAAGGCTGCAACCATCGAGAGCACCCAGTTTGACAGGTGGCGCTACGACCAGACCTCCTGGAGAATGGTGCACAGGGTTGACGGGCAGCCGTGGTTGAGTCTGCCCCTGACGCTGCAGGATGGCACCAGCGAGATTTCCCCGTTCGTCATCCTGGGTGGCAAGAGCACCTAGCGATAACTAGGGAGGGTTGACCTCCCTCGATAGGGGTCCGGGCGTGGCTGGAGAAATCCCGTCGCGTCCGGGCCACAACTGAGTATGGGCGCCATAGCCAGCGCCACTCGGGAACGCAGCAGGACCCGTTTGAGGAGGAAGGAAGATGGCAGCGAATTTCACAGAACGATTTTCCGAGATGGCAAACCCGTTGATCAGCGAGAACAACCTGTCTTTGGCCGCAGGGACGTACGATAGCCCCTGGGTGTCCGTCGCGAACTATCACCGCGGTGCGTTGATTTTGAACGTAGTTGACATGGGCGCAGGGGCAACCCTGGACGTGTCGCTGCGACAGGCAACGACCACAACCGGGACGAGCGCCAAGGCTATCACCAGCAAGTCCTTCACCCAGCTGACGCAGGCTGGTGGGGACGCCGACAGTGATTGCTGCATGGAATTCCGCACGGAAGAGTTGGATGTCACCAACCGTTTTGACTGTGTGGGCGTTCGTGTGGTGGTCGCCGTGGCCGCAGTGGTGATCTCGTACCGCTTCTACGGCATGGTGCCTCGTTTTGCCCCGGTTGGCACAACCAACTGGACAGAGGTGGTTGCGTAGGCGGTATTGACGCAGGGACGAAAAACTGGTATAATGTGCTCAGGGTAGAACCTGGGACATTGACGGGCGTGAGGGCTCTACCTCGCGCCCGTCGCCGTTTGGAAAGGATGAACGATGACGTGGGTGAAGCTGACGCAAGGGAAGCGCATCGAGGTGCAGGGGAAAATGCGCCGCTATGTGGCCGGAGATTGGGTGGATGTAGGGAAGCAACTGGCAAACCTATGGATTGGGAGAGGTGAGGCGGAGGCGATCACCTTCAACGCGGGCGAGTTCGCCAAGGTTGGAGAGGCGGGCGTGCTGGTGGTGGACCACTATGATGTGGGGAAGCAGGTGTTGGCGAAGCTGGAAGGTGGTGTGGCGGTGGAGTGTGGAGAGCCCCGCCTGCCCTGGGAAAAGACGTTGATCTGGAACCCAGAGGTGGCGCTGCCCAAGAGATGGCTGACAACGGGGATGCTCCTGCTAGACACGTTTGATGTGGCGGTCCCCCTGCTCCCATATGAGAAGCTGGCGAGTACGTTGGGGACACCAGAAGAGAGAGAGAGGACGCGGGCAGTGATTCGGGACCTGAGAGTTCCGGTCTACAACCCCGCGTTTTTGTTTGTCAAGAGGAACGAGACGACCGAGTTCTTGATGGCCTGTTGGGAGGAGGAGCGCGTGGATGGGGCGAACAGGGTGCTGTCCCTGCTCCGGGCGATGTATAGGGCCAAGCCCAAGGCGCTTCCCCTGCCCTGCACCTGGACGGACGATCGAGCCGAGTTCGACGACGGTAGCTAGGAGGATTGGATGGGATTGAAACAGTGGGCGAATGCGGCGCTGAGAAAGCTGCCGCTGGCACCAAAGCACGTCGACCGGAA